AAAAAAAAACGCCCCGGTGATGAGCCAGGGCGTTACTGTCCCGCGTGGTGTGCGTTCAGCCCTTAGAATGCACCGCGGATGTACTTGAAGGTTTTGACGACGACGACCACGCCCAGCACAGCAGCGCCGATAACAGCAACGGCTGCACCAGCTTCGGTCAGGGAAGCGGTGATCGGTGCAGTGTCGATTGCGGCCTGAGAAGCGGCGGCTGCGACGGAAGCGCCGATACCAACGGCGGTTTTGATGGTTTTGCTGTTCAGTACTTTCATTTTTGTTACTCCACGGTTGTTGGCATGATTGCCGGTTGTTACTGCTCTATTGCCTTTTTGATAAGTCCGAACGCGATTACCAGTGCAACAATGGCAAGTACCGCGCCGAAGATTGCGTCGTATTGCTCTTTTGTCGGGCCAGCTGACTGCGGTTGAAAGATCGAACTATCAACTTCCATATACTGACAATCCCACGGATATGGGTTGCCCTCCGGTGGGGGCTGCATACAGGCGTTAACGTAGATCTTCGCCGGTAGTGTGTCGTAGCTAGTCCCGAGTGCCATCTTTTACGCTGCCGCAGGTTTTGCTTGTTGAACCAAGCGGCGGCCTTGGCGCGGGTCTACGTCGAAGGTCAAGCGACCGTCGCGCACATCGGCTTTAATGTCGCATTCCCACATGCCCGGCTGTGGAACTTGCTGTTCAGTTTCGGCGTAAAACATTGCCTTCTGCGGATAAGGGCAGTTCGGCATATGTACGAAACCTTCGAACATGTAATAAGGTTTGCCGGACTTTGCGGTACCGCCGCGACCGTTACCGGTTACTTCAACGCGGATAACCATTGCAGGTGCATTAGACATAGTAGTGCCTCACTCTTAATAAGAAGTTGGGTGTTATCCCGATTTAATTGGGCTTAATAGCCCATCCACTCAGCAACGGAAACAGTGCCGCGAGACTGGTAGTCTGGTGTCCACAATTTTTCCGGTTTAACGCCTTGCTCTTTCAGCTGGTCAACTTTCTTGAGCGTCTCATCCACGGACAATTGAAGTACCGGGTTAAGGAATGCGGCTTTGCACCGTTCCTGATCTGCCAAGCGTTGCCGTTGACCGGCTGTTAATTTTGTTCCCTGAAAACTAGCCCTTCGAATCTCCATCACCGTCATCCCCTACACCAGCGGAAATGAAACACATCACGAACAGGCCCGCGAAGGAGCACAGGCCCAGCAGCATCATGATCGCGAGACCGTCCATCAAGCGGCCAACCGCAGGTGGCTAGCGCGCTTGTACCAGCTCGGCGGAGCGATGTTTTTTACCGGGTTAATCTCTTTCATTTCCCGGATGAAAACAGTGCTGCACAGCGCGAGGTCTGGAGCATTGCGAATGTTGATACCGATCTTGTTCAACCGGGCGGCGTGCGTCTCATACGAGCGCTCAGACATTGCCAGCTCTTGCCCATGCATCCACATAATCGCGTAGGAAGCTGTGAGATTCGCAGCGCGCTGTGTATCTACGACGCCTTCTGCCAACAACTGACCTGCAATGCTTACGATATCCATCTTCGTCACCTTTAGGCGCTGATCGACGCCGACGAACTCTTCATGAAGTTTTGAGTAATTGGCCTCATCGAAGAGACCGTAGAAAGACAGCTTTTCACGGCTTAAAAATTCGCTTTTCAGCTCTTGTTCCAACCGGACGATTCCGGTCTCTACAGCGTAGTTGCACAGCTCTTGGGCGTACTTGAATTCAGGCGATGTTTCACCATAAGCGCGTTTGACTTTCGGCAGGTGCTTGCTCTGAATCTCGAAACCTTTGTTGTACGCCTTGCGGTACTGGAGACGGGCGCCTTTGCCGCTACCTGATGTCGTCCAGTCGACAGATTGACCATTCGGAAAAAGTCGGCCAATCGAGTGGCCCAGCCGTTGAGAGGCTAAGCCCCGCAGGTAGGCGTGTTCGTTGCCTTTTCCTACGGAAATGTTTGTGGTCAAGTCAACACGTTGAATTACTGCGCCGTCAGTCCACAGTTGCGAACTTTTCGCGCCTGATTCACCCTGCCGGACTTCGAAGCGTGTGCACTTCGTAAAAGGTGGCAGGCCGTACTCCGCGAGCAGTTGGTTATAGACACCAATGCATTGATCCAGAGTCTCAAATCCCCAGAGGTTGTCGTGGCGATTGAGTCGGGACGGATTCCCGTCGATTGTGACGCGGCGACCGCTGATCTGGATGGAGACTTTGGAACTGTGGCTGCCTTCATGCTGAAACCAAGGAGTGCGGCTGCTGAGGACTTCACCTGTCAGCGTGTCGATTGTCTTGGTGACGATATCGGACACTTCAGGAAGATCCTGATCGTGTTCCTGCGTCACCTTGAGCCAGTCAAAAAACATGCCGAGTTCCTTTTTGTAAACATGTAAACATGTTCAGATGGGGCGGATTGTCGACGTGTTAACATGTCGCGTCAATCTCTTTTTGGGGGTTGGATCCACTTCAAACGACAGACGGTAAACCGAGGGTAACAATTATGTCCAAACAGCTGCGATTGTCTGAAAGCGAGCAGGAAGCCATCCGCGAAAAAGCTATTGAAATCAACAAGTTACTGATTAAAAAAGGGCTGCCACCGCTGAAAGATAGCGAGCTGACACACAAAATCCTTGAGCTTTCAATCAGTTACGTCAAGTTGAATTCCGAGGGAGAGCTTTTTCTAGACCTCTACGATCCTGAGACCGCAATCAATTGCGGTAAAGTGGGGGTGTAACCGCACCCCCACCCGTTGGGCCTCGGAAAGCGTGCTGGACGATTTTAATTGCCATGACCTGTCCGGCGATGGTGCTGGACGTCACGGAACCGCGCAGGCTGCGCGAGCGGACGGTGTGAGAGCAGTTGGTTAAACATGGCGCGGTCGGGCTGTGATGCGCTCTCAGGCGGCAGGGACGCGAACAAAAACCCCAGTGATTTGGCGATCGCTGGGGTTTTTTATTGGGCTGGAGATTGGGCCGGCGTTGCCGGGTACCGGCGCGGATGTTTCTCCGATCGGCAGACGGGCGAGTGGCGCCTAATGGCCTACGGCCTACCGGTGATGGCGTCTTTCGTCTTCGTGAACAATGGAGACGTGTCGGCCACGACAGTGTACGAGGCGCCGGTATTACGGGGTGTTGAGGCTACGGCTGGTCGTGCCTGTTTCTCACTGCGTTGCTCAGCGGCAGGCGCTTGGGCCAGTTGTTGTTTTCGGCCGGAAAGCCACGGATCGAAACTGCCGTGCTTGATGAACACCTGACAAGCGCTGGCCGGTACATCAACAGGCGTTGCCTGCTGGGTGTAACAGTTGCAAGTGCCGCGAGACTCGGAACTCATGCAAGCGGCAACACGCGGAAAATCGGTTGGTGTCGTCAACTGGTCGTAGACCGGCGCGGTGTAGGGCTGGCCGGGTATCCGTGGTTTTACGGTTTCTTCCGTCCAAACAGGTTTCTGCTGATCTCCGGGCTGCATGAATGGCTTGGTGACTGCGGGTGCTGTTGCGTGAACTACCGCCGCTGTCGTCACAGGATCGCCCTGGGATTCTTTGTGCTGCATGCCGAAAATGAATTTGACGGCGAAGCCAATACCGACGACAGCGATGAGCAGTGCAATGGCCAGAATGATCAGCGACTTCATCGGCGGTTTGGCTTTGTGGGTATCCAGCACCGTCGACGTGTAGAGCTTGAAGACTTCCGGGTTGGTTTTGACCATCGAGCTTTGGCCAGTGTTGCGCGCGGTTTTAGACGCGGGATCGGACTGGACCGACTCCCATGAGTACCGCATGCAGCGACCGAGGTTGTACGGGCGATGATAGTTGACGTGAGGCTGTACCAGTTTCCGAGCAAACGGGTGAAGAAAGCCCGGTGCTTGAGTGATGAGAATGAAGTCTTTGCCCGAGTGCCGGTGGATTGCGAAATCTTGAACCCATTGAGGCGCGTTGGTGCCGAGGTCGGTACCGCAGAACCGCTGTACTTCGTCGCAGATGATTACTGAGCCATCAGGCAATTCTCGCCATTGGTCGATGTGATCGAGCGGGATTACGCCGTGATTTGCCGGGATAAATCCCTTGATCGGTGTGGCGTATTTTGGTCGACCTTCGTATTCCTTGGCGTGAAGGAAATCCCAAAGTTCGTTGGAGGTTTTGCCCGCTCCCGGCAGGCCAGTTACGAGCTTAAGCATCTGCCTTACTCCCTGCTTTTTGGAACGCGGCTTTGGCTACTTTCATGCCGATAGCCATTGCATAGGCTGCGAAAATCACAGAGACCGCATCGAAGATGCCGACGAACTGGAAAAACCCGATGGCATCGGCTCCCATGCCGTTCAGAGACGAGACGACTTTGCCCTGTAGGAAATTGAAAATCGGAGTGAGAACAGTGGCGGATATGGCGACCGTTCCGCCGACCGCGAGTAGTCGCGGAAGGATCCAGCCAGCTACCGCCGTGAGTGCCGCAATGAGTACTTGGAACATGGCTTACACCTCCCGGAAAACAACGCGAGCTGCGAACAGGTAGGCACCGGCGAGGACGATCAAACGTACCCAGCCAAGCGAGTCGCAGGTTTTGGAAAATTCGAGGTTGATCGAGCCGAATCTAGGCCCGAGCGGGATCTGCTTATCTGGCAGGCATTTGCCGGTAGAAGCGCCGCCAGAGGTTGCCGCCTGAAACTGGCCAAGCAATCCGTTCACCTGGCTATCCATTTGCGCTTGATGGGCATCGAGCGTGGCGTAAGCGGCATCGGTTTTTTGCTGTGCTGCGGCCTTCTGTTCGGCTGTGGCGTCTGCCATCAGCTTGCAGGTGTCTATGTGGTCTTGCTTGAGGATTGCGCAAAGGAACGGGTCACCGTCGCATGGTGGAGGTGCTGCGCAGTCATCGGAGGTTGATGCAGTACCATCGCCACCTTCTCCGTCTCCATTGCCGCCAGTGCCGTTACCGGTTGCAGGGTTGCCAGATCCTGCACCTGTTCCTGTTTCTACGCCGCCGCCGTTGCTCGTACAGGCGCCTTTGCAGGACGTGTCCGTGGTGGTGGTGCCATTTGGCTTTGTGGTCGTGTGACTGGTGGTTGTAGAGGTCTTGGTTGTGCAGTTGCCGACATCGGTGCAGACGGTGTTCGACGAATCTTTGACCGTGGTGACTTTTACCGAGCCGTCAGGGAGGGTTTGCGACGTCGAGTTGACGTTTGTGGTGACGCCATTGGAGTAGGGTTTCTTCGTCACGCAGGTGTAAGCGCCGTTCACTTGGCCACACTGCTGTGAACCATCCTCGACGGTTTCCTTGGTTTGCGTGCAGGAGGATCCACCGCCACCGGTACCGGAAGGGACACACGGTTGTTCCGAGGTTTTGACCTCAGGTTCTTGTGGTGCACAGGTGCCGTTCGGGCAGAGCGCATCGGACGTGTCGAGCGTGCCGGTCGAGCTGCCTTTACCAGTGAATTTGCCAACTACGTTGCATGTTGCTTTGCCATCTATGCCAACTTTGCAGTTTGAACTTGAAACAGTCGCCATTACGCACTTAAGTCCATCTTGTGCGAAGGTTGGAGGCGCTACCGCTTGGCCTCCTACGACTGTTCCGGCGACCGTGTAGGCCGTGCCGGTATAACTCGGATTTGAGTCGCCTACAGATTTTAGGTAACTGCAAGGCGCATCACCCTCAGACTGAGTAAACGGGACACATTTGTTTACCGTGTCGTCAAAGATCATGGGGTTGGAAGGAGTGCCGCCAGTTTGATCGGTGCACTTGTCTCCGGGTTGTTGAGTTTCGGTTACAGGGCATATTCCCGTTGTTGGATCTGCTGCTACTCCACCGGGACAACTTTGGCCACCACGAGCGACACTTCCGATACCGCCTTTAATAACGATGCCTTCGCCATCACGCTGCTTAATAAATACGTCGCAACTTCCGTTAAAACTACCGTAAGCATTTGCCCATGTTGTTGTTGGGCCAACGTGGTCGACTTCGTATGTAGGGTTGGATTCGTAGTTATGTTCAGCGGAAGACTTGCAAGCTGCGTCTGGCGATCCGAATTCACCGCCGAAACCGTCGGCCCAATAATAGTCTTGTGCAAAACTCTGAGTTGCGAACAGCGCGCAGCCGATAAGGACTGCCGCTTTGACGCGAGATAGTAGGCCCACGGCTGCGTACTCTGGATTAGAAAGTTTGGAATGTCGGGTCAGCTACGGGTGGCCTCATGCTTCGGCCCTCCCTTAAGCTGCCCTCTTTTGCAAAAAAAAACGCCCCGGTGATGAGCCAGGGCGTTACTGTCCCGCGTGGTGTGCGTTCAGCCCTTAGAATGCACCGCGGATGTACTTGAAGGTTTTGACGACGACGACCACGCCCAGCACAGCAGCGC